AGCAAATGATGCTGCAGTATCATTAACAGGTTTTGGATTAGAGACAGGTCAAGGTAATAGCACTTGGGGTGCTAAAAGTTGGGGTGATAATTCTTGGGGTCTATTTGCATTAGATGATGTTGCAAGTGTTATGGGACCAACAGGAGTTTCTGCAACAGGTTCAGTTGGAACTTTAGGATTCCAAATTGACTCTACATTTAGTTTAACAGGAGTTTCTGCAACATCTTCAGTAGGAACTGTTGATGCATCTGACGTTCAAGTACCAACAGGTCAATCTATGACGTCTTCTGTAGGATCACCAACAATAGAATTTACTTATGCAGTAACTGGTTTTTCTGCAACTGTTTCACTAGGCTCTACAGACGAAAACTCAAATCCTATAATTACACCAACTGGAATATCAATGACCTCCAGCGTAGGTTCTTTAGCACCTGCTGATATTATGGGCTTGACTGGATTGTCTGCAACGTTTAGTATAGGAACATTATCAGTTGACACAAGTTTAGATTTAGCGTTAACTGGATTATCAGCAACGTCAAATGTAGCTGCTTTTGGAACTGCTTCAGGCTTTGGAATTCAAGCGTATCAAAGTATTGACACAGGTTCAAATACTAGCTATACAGATGTTGCGTAAGCAAAATTAGGAGATAAAAAATGGCTTCAACATATACACCTTTAGGGGTAGAACTTCAGGCAACCGGTGAAAACGCAGGTACATGGGGTACAAAAACTAATACAAATTTACAAATAATCGAACAAATTTCTGGCGGATTTACACAACAATCAATAGCAGGTGGTGCACAGACTACAACGTTATCAGTATCTGATGGATCAACTGGAGCAGTTTTATCTCACAGAATGATTGAGTTCACAGGTACAATTACAGGAAACCAAGTTGTTACAATTCCTTTAGATGTACAAACTTTTTACTTTTTAAGAAATTCAACATCAGGTGCATACACAGTACAGTTTAAATATGTATCTGGATCAGGTGATTCGTTTACATTTTCTGCAACAGATAAAAGCGATGCTGTAATTTTTGCAGCGGCAGATGATGGAACTAACCCTAACATTGTAACAATTAACACAGGTATTAAATCAGTTGTTGAAGATACTTCACCTCAATTAGGTGGTAACTTAGACACTAATTCACAAAACATTTTAGTTGATGATGCACACTTTATCGGAGACGAAAATGGAAACGAACAAATTATTTTTCAAACAACATCATCAGCAGTAAACCAAATCGATGTAACAAACGCAGCAACAGGTAATGCACCTGATATATCTGCAACTGGTGGTGACAGTAACGTTGATTTAAATTTAACTCCAAAAGGAACAGGTAGAGTTACATTTAATGGTGGCGGTGCTATTCAGAACTTAACTGAAAAAGCTACAGTATCTGCAACAGCAGCAACTGGAACAATTAACTATGATGTTAAAACTCAAGCAGTTTTATATTTTACATCTGCAGCTACAGGTAACTTTACAATTAACCTTAGAGGTGATGGTTCAACAACTTTAAACTCAATTATGGATACAGGTGAGTCTCTTACTGTTGCTTTCTTAGCGACAAACACAGGCACACCATACTATCAATCAGCTTTTCAAATCGATGGATCAAGCGTAACACCAGAGTATCAAGGTGGATCTGCACCTTCAGCTGGTAATGCTAACTCCGTTGATATTTATACGTACACTGTGATTAAAACTGGCGACGCCGCTTTTACAGCGTTCGCTTCTCAAACGCAGTTCGCGTAAGATTAGGAGGAGAAGAAAGATGCCAATTATAGGTTCAAGAGGAGCAGCTTCAATAAGAGGTTTTGGATTTGCCTCAGGTGGAGATTTAATTCAAGCTTCAGGAGGCTCAACAGAAGATATTGGTGAGTACAGAGTTCATACTTTTACAACAAGCGGAACTTTTACAGTAGATAAGATTGCAGGAAGCGTACCTAGTCCAGCACAAAAAGTTGACTACGTTGTAGTCGGCGGTGGTGGCGGAGGAGGCTATGCATTCAGCGCAGGAGGCGGAGCAGGAGGATTTAGAGAATCTCATGTAGAAGCAATTTCTGGTCCATATACTGCAAGTCCATTAGCATCAACTAACTCTATTCCTATATCAGTATCACCAGGATCTTACCCAATTACAGTTGGAACTGGAGGAGGTTGCATAACACCAGCAACTGGCGGTGGTGGGCAGCAAGGTGGTGCTTCAAGTTTTTCTACAGTATCAGCAACTGGCGGCGGTAAAGGCGGTGGTTACAACGCAGGAACTGGCGGTCCAGGAGGATCTGGAGGCGGTGGCGGAACTAACGGCGGAGCCCCTTCAGGATCTGGAAACGCAGGCGGTTATTCACCAAGTGAAGGAAATCCGGGTGGAGCAGGATCTCCACAAACAGGCGGCGGTGGAGGAGCTGGCGCAGCGGGTACTTCTGGAAACTCTGGAGGTGTCGGAGGAGCTGGAGTTGGAACTGAAATTTCTGCAACAGCAGGTATTCAAGGCCCAAGTGCACCATTAAGATATTTTGCTGGTGGAGGATCACCAAGTCAAAACCCATCAGGCGGCGGTGGAATCGGCGGCGGTGGAGGAAATCCTTATAACGCTACAACACCAACATTCCCAGGTCCTACAAACAAAGGACAGCCAGGAACTGGAGGTGGTGCAAAAGGAGACTTTTATAATAACCCACAAACTGGTGGTCCAGGGGTTGTGATTATAAGATACAAATTTAAATAATATGATTGCTTTTGGAAAATTAGATGAAAATAACATGGTCTTAAATGTGATAGCCGTAGACAAAAAAGATACGTCAGATGAGAATGGAGAAGTATCAGAGTCTGTAGGTCAAGCATTTTGTGAAAGCATAACTGGATGGCCAGCAGCTCAATGGGTTATAGAGGGATATGGTAACAAAAATCCTTGTGGCGTTGGTATGGAATGGGATCCTGTTAATAAAATTTTTTGGACACCTCAACCTTATCCATCATGGACTAAAGATATTGCAGAGGCTAATTGGGTTTCACCTGTTGGTGCACCACCTGAATTAACTGAAGAACAAAAAAGTCAAGGTAAATGGTACATATGGAATGAAGAAAATGGTGCGTTTGAATTAGTTGATCCTGTGTAATTAATTTTACATACAACACAATGTAGTGTAT